CAACGATACCTCACTCGCATTGGCGATGATTCTGCTGCGGAGCGATTTTCTCTACAGCCCAGAACGGCAAGGGCTTACCGCTTGGGTGAGAGGGCGCCGAAAATAAAGCAAATCCCTGATTTGGTCAAGCTTTCTTCTGGAGAAATTGCATATTCATGCTTTTTTGAATCTCCTAATGAATAGAGACTTCAAAGGCGTGTGGATACCAAAACACATTTGGTTAGACGAGACATTAACTTGGATGCAAAAACTGCTTTTGGTTGAAATTGACTCGTTAGATAACGCTGATCACTGTTTTGCCAGCAACGCGCATTTCGCAAAGCATTTACAGCTATCTAAAAGCCGCGTCAGCGATTTAGTGGGTCAGCTTGATAAGTTGGGTTACATCAAGTGTTTTTTTGAATACAAGGGGAAAGAGTGCGTTAAACGAACTATCTCACTGACAAGTAAGAGGGTGGTCAGTATTCCGAATACCCCCCTTCGAGATTCCGAAGACTCCCCTTCGGGAAACGGTGAGGATAACAATACAAGTTTAAATATAAATATAAAGCGATTCGCTATTCCAACGCTAGAACAGATTGAAGCTTACAAAGCGGAAAAGAATTTTCAGTGTTGTGCAGAGAAGTTTATTGATTACCAATCTGCCAAGGGGTGGGTTGTCGGGCGATCTCCAATGAAATGCTGGAAGTCTGCATTTCGGACCTGGGAGAAGAATCATCATGAATTTAAAAAGCAAAGGGAGACAAGCAATGTCAAACGTGGCAGCAGTGGTAGCGCAAATCCAAAGTGGCTCGACATCGACGCCGGGTTCTGATGCACCAAGACCGGCAAGGGAGACCCAAGCAACTAATTACTTATTTGGTTTGTTGGCGGTGGTGTTTGGCAGCAAGAAGATGACGGTGACCTTTCCTGATGAGATGTTGGTGGCCGCTAAACGGATGTACGCATCACAAATTGCAAAGTATGACCGGGATGAAATTAACAAGGGCATTGAGTTTATTAAGGATGAGCGCTCCAAGGGAAACCCTGATTTTGAGTGGCCTAACCTGGACCGCATCATTGGATCAATTCGAGATGCTAACCGAGTGCGCGCTCTGCACCGTCCTTTTGAGACCCCAGCGGCGTTAATTGGTCACGACAGGGCGGTGGCAAAAGCAGCAGGCGCTAATGCGCTGGCAGCAATGAAGGCGATGTTTTAGTGGCTAAGTTGATCAGAGAATTTACGTACACCGGTACATCTGAGATTTTCATCACCGGAGAAAGGTACACGATTAAAAAAATCATGCAGGCAACAGGCTTGAGTGACAACGTCATTCGCTGTCGGCTCCAATATGGTAATGAGTTTGACGATGGCATGTTGCTGCCCAGAGATGCAAGACCTAAGACGCTAAACAAAAGAAGTGTCGCGCAGAAAGCGCATCGGGCAACCACTATCAAAAATGCAGTTATCACCGAGACAGAATATGTGTTGCGGTTTAAACCTGCTGCGATGGCAAAGGTAAAAATTTGGTTAAAAGATGCAATCAAAAAGCCAGTCGATTTTTGGTTAGAGATCGACAATCTGCTGCTGAGTCAAATCATCAAGGTAGCGGTAAATTACAAGGCTAAGTCTGATGAGTGACTTTCTGGGTCTTTTAAAGTTTCCGCAAACCATTAAAAACGATTGGCAGCGGCAGTATTTTTTAAAGGCGTTTAACGCGTTAGAGGTGTCACTGGAAAACCCGTTTACGATTATCTTAAAAATGGGCGAGGCCAAGCGCTCAGAGGCGATGAATCGATTAAGCCACATGTGGTATTCAGAGGTGGCGACCAAAAAAAAAGAATACAACGCAGACCAAATTAAGTGCCTGGCTAAAAAGCACATTGGGCTACCTATTATGTTAGCCGAGGACGCTGAGTTTCACGCCGTTTACACCCAGGCGGTCAAATCATTTCCAACCTATGAGGCAGAGGTCTTTGATCTTCTGTCGTTCTTTCCTGTGACCTCAATTATGACCAACAAACAGATGTCTAGGTTTTTGGATGACTTTTACAAGTTCTATGGCGTCAATTGCAAATTAACTGATCCAACGAACCTGGGGGTCTAGATGGCCAAGAAGACATTAAGAGCGCAGTGCCTGGAGGCAATTCAGAAGTTGGCACGCGTGTCTGCGGCCAATGATAACGGGTATTGCCAGTGCGTTTCTTGCGATCCTAAAAATTTAAGTAGTTGGCACCATTGGAAAGACATGGACGGAGGGCACTGGATACCGAAGGGCGATAGCAGTTTCTTCGCGCTTGACGACATCAATGTAAATGCCCAGTGCAGGCCGTGTAATAGATTTGGGCAAAAATACGGTGTGGCTGACGCTTGGTACACCCTGTGGATGGAAGACCAGTACGGAAAAGCGTACGTCGAGCAAATGCTCCGCGATAAAAAGAAAATAAAAAAGCTTTATGCGGCTGATTATCGAGAAATGCTGGCTGACTTTAAAGAGCAGATTAAATTCCACGAGGACAGACTTAATGGCTACTGATTATTCGTTTTTACAACAGTTTTGCACTACTGACGCGCAAAGAAGCGTGCTGGAGGCCGTTAATCTTTACCACGGCAATCAGTCAGAGGCGGCTAGGAGCTTGGGTCGTTCGCAGTCTGGGGTTTGGCATGTGATTAATAAGCTTGAGCGCGCAGCGGCCAGCAACGCCATTGCACCGCACCGGGACGTTGACCACCCGACGATGGAAGGGTTTCAGGCAAAGTTTGTCACCTCTCGCTACGACGGGGAGGGCAATTTAAAGGGTCAATATGTCCGACAAGAACGGGAAAAAAATGATGATTCCCAGGAGGTGCTGCGAAGCTTTGTTGATGGGTTGCTGGAGGAGCTTCCTGATGTTCATAGGCCAATCAAAGCACCGGAGATCAACGGCAAGGACCGCTTAAATGTCTTCGCCATCGGCGACCATCACCTGGGGATGCATTCCTATAAGCCGCAGACGGGGTTTAATTACGATGTAAACATTGCCGAGAATTTATTAGAGCAAAGTTTCGAAAATTTAATTGCTCGTGCAAGTAAGGCAGAGGCTGCGCTGTTTCTAAACATGGGTGATTTTATGCACACTGATTCAGAATCATCGACCACCGCTGGAACACCGCAGGATACGGACGGACGCTATGAGAGAACGGTCCGTCATGCGCGCATTTTGATGAAACGAATGATTGTTCGGTTGCTCGAAACGTACCCTCACGTTTACGTGTTGAATATTCGGGGTAATCATGATCACCGGGCATCGTACTTTCTCAATGAAATTATGATCGCCTACTTTGAAAATGAGCCACGTATTACCGTGCTATGCAACCAAAAAAAGTTTATCCCTTTTTTGTGGGGCAAGGTGTTTATGTTGACCCATCACGGGGATGGCATTAACGCACAAAAGATGTATGAGGTTGCAACACGAGATTACCGCGAAGAATGGGGTCGCCACTCCTTTGTGTACGCATACACCGCTCATTTTCATCACAAGACCGTTTTAGAGCTACCTGGCATGGTCTGTGAGCAGATGGGAGTGCTTTGTCCTGTTGATAAATGGCATGCGGCTAAGGGCTATGGCGCCAGCAGAACAATGGTCTGTATTACCCACCATAAAGAGTTTGGTGAGGTAGGCCGGGTGACGTTTAAAGCGGAGATGGCCGAATGAGAATGGGCGTGAGCACAAGAACAGGATCGGTCAGTGTGAAGAGTGATTATTCGTTGCGCGACATTGAATCAATGCAGCGGTTTTTAAGTACGTTAGAGAGGAGCATGAAAATGAAAATGACAGCAGACAACCTGCATTTTTGGCTTATTAGTGCCAGTGATCTACACCAGCCAGAATTGTTTAAGGAGCTTGCAGAAACCTTAACCACATCGCCGCACTCATCTCAGGAGGCTGGTATCGACCTGTGGATTAAAAGTGTCAGCGAAGTTATGGATAGCCAGGCGAAAGAAGAGGAACAACGCGCAGCGCTGTTTGACGAGAAGGTCGAAGCCATTACCTCTCGTTTTGATGATGAGTGAGTTATTTGCGCTGCTAACCTCTGGTTCTACGCCGTTGACCCAAGATGTCAGGGGTACGTCTCAAAATAAGATTACCCCGGATGACATTGCTGGGTGCTTAATTCATGCTGACCGTCATTGCTATCTGTATGGGCTAAGAAAATTTTGCCTTGATGAAAGCACCGACACAGAGTTAAACGCTCTGGCAAGGCAGGCAGCACTGTCTCATGGCTTTACCTGTCGAGACAATGAGCCTGCGGACGGGGTGAGTAGATTGGCTGTGTTAGCCTTAAAATTTAGCGTGATGGGTAGCCGCTGCGGATCATGCTCTGGGACCGGTAATATTGCCTTAAAAAACAAAGTGGATACGTGTGATCGATGCGAGGGGTCAGGGAATGCTAACTTATCGGTGCGGCGACTAGCTGATGTCATTGGCACTGGTCGCTGGAGGGCGCAGAAGGTTTGGATGCCGCGCTTTCAATTGCTGCTGTCAGACTACCAGATTATGGACGATGCGCTGAATACGATGATACACAGAGGTTTACGCGATGGGTAAAGGCAGCGCACCTCGACCTATTCCAGACAGGGATAAATACGCCTCTAATTTTGATGCGATATTTGGCAAGAAAAAGACTAAAGAGGGCAGCACTGACGACAAAAAGGGTCGGACACCGTGGCGTCAATTTCACGTTGAGTTGTGCAATAATAAAAATAAACACAAACCGTCGTAAAAAGGGTTTCACTTACCAGCCAAAGTGTGTTCTAATATTTCTATGGTAGGAGTAATGTTTCTTATTGTTTACTTTTCCTGTTTATGTTTCTTAATGTGTACACAAATGTATATTTCACTGTACATTCTGTATCAAGCTAAAACGCCTAGATTAACGTCTGGGCTTTTTTTTGTCTTTTTTTAATCTGGGACTTTTAAAGTACCCCGGAGAAACCTTATGTCCAGACCTACTGTGATGACTGATGAGATTGTCGCTAAACTTGAGAGTGCATTTCTATTAGGCTGCACTGATAACGAAGCGTGTCTGTATGCGGACATAGACCGATCAACGCTGTATCGCTACCAGGAGAAGTACCCTGAGTTTAGCGACCGAAAAGAGGTGTTAAAGAGCAACCCGTATATGCTCTCCAGAGGCGTTCTAATCGATGCGCTACGTGATGGTGACGTTGCAACAGCGCACAAGATGATTGACCGTAAGGAAGGCAGTAAGGTGGCTTTAGATCACTCCAGTAGTGATGGCAGCATGAAGCCGACAATGATTCAGCTAATGCCTGTTACGCCTGATGACAACAGCGACAGTTAATCTGCCTGAGAAGCTGGTCCCTGTGTTTGCAGGGGAGGCTCGATACCGAGGTGCTTACGGCGGCAGAGGGAGCGCAAAAACAAGAACATTTGCATTGATGACGGCTATTAAGGGTTATCAGTGTGGCATGTCAGGTCAGTCTGGACAGATACTGTGTGCCAGAGAGCACTTGAACAGCCTAGATGAGTCCTCACTAGAGGAGATCAAGTCAGCCATACGTGGTGTTGATTGGCTTGCTGATTACTATGAGGTCGGTGAGAAGTTTATTCGATCCAAAGATGGGCGCATTAGTTATGTCTTTGCCGGGTTAAGACGCAACCTTGATAGCATTAAGTCAAAGGCCAGAATTATTATTGCCTGGGTAGATGAGGCAGAGCCGGTGTCTGAAGAGGCATGGCGTAAGCTAATCCCGACGGTACGAGAGGCAGACTCTGAGATATGGGTCACCTGGAACCCTGAGAGTGCACGATCAGCGACAAATAAACGATTTAGAGATAATCCACCGGAAGGCTCAAAGATTGTTGAGCTTAACTGGCGCGATAATCCGTGGTTTCCTGATGTATTAGAGCTTGAGAGAAAAGCTGACAAGAAGGTCAGGCCAGATGTCTATGACCATATCTGGGAGGGTAGCTTTCTAGCAGCGCATGAGGGTGCGTACTTCTCGCACTTGATCGAGGATGCCAAGCGTGACGGTCGAGTGGGTAATGTCCACGAAGACCCCTTAATGGAGACTAGAGCTTACTTTGACATTGGTGGCACTGGAGCAAAGGCAGATGCAACCAGTATCTGGACCGTTCAGTTTTACAAGTCAGAGATTAGAGTGCTGGGGTACTACGAGGCACAGGGTCAGCCATTGGCAACACACGTTGCCTGGTTACGCGATCAACCACAAGATATTAAGACCGTTGTACTGCCGCATGATGGGCGTACACACGACAAAGTGTATTCGGTCAGTTATGAGTCAGCGTTAAGAGAGGCTGGCTACAACGTGATTGTAGTGCCAAATCAAGGCACTGGAGCAGCAGGGCATCGAGTCGAAGCTGTCAGACGAATATTACCGTCAACGTACTTTAATGAGCCTGCCTGTAAGGATGGCATGGAGGCGTTGTCCTGGTATCACGAGAAGCGTGATGAGAACAGAAGCATCGGGCTAGGCCCAAACCATGATTGGTCAAGTCACGCAGCGGACGCCTTTGGCATGATGGCAGTGGTGTATGAGCCGCC